TCGCCATCAAGTGCAGTAAGTAATGCCGCTGGAACTGTTCTACTCATATCGCTTCAAACGCTCCAAATGTTATGCCGTAAATGCTGGCCTCATTGACTGACCAGTTTTGCTGATTGCTTGCCAAGCGAAACTTGCCAGTTGTGTTCAGGATATTCACACCCGCATTTGTCTTATTTTCGCGCAAGGCTGGCCATATTTCGATGTCTTGCGCCGACCCTGTACCTGTCACATCTTCTAGCACCTTGTGCAATGTGCGGTTTTCTGTAGTCCCGATCTGGATGTAATCGCCAGCAAGCAAGGTTTCGCCTGATGTAATTGTACAAGATATTGTACGATCACCCGCACTACCATTTGCGGCATTTACGTCACTATTGGTTGAAACTGTGCCACGCGGTGATGTCGCGCTGGGATCGCCAAGGTAAAACGTGCCGTATTGCCCACGCAAGCTAACCAGAAACGCAATCCATTGTTCCGCATCTGCGCGTTTCATTGGCGGCAGTGTGATGTCGGCTTGCCAAGTTTCGCCGCTGTAAGCATGTGCCTGACCCGCATAAGTAAACGGTGATTGACTGTATGCAACCGCGTTGACTGCGCGTAATTCAATCTGCGCAATCCCCGTATGTGACGGCAGAGTTAAAGGGTAAGTGATAGCCATTATGCAAACGCCCTTCCATATGAACCGCCACGCCGTTTCGCATCTGCGACTGCCGCTTTCGCGCTTTCCGCAATCTGTGGCATCAGTGACTTGATCTCTGTACGTACAGTTTGTTGTACGCCTGTTGATACGTTGATATTCTGCACGACCGTTACGCCACCGCCTTGGCCCTTCGTGTGGTCTACGACTGTCTCACGCGGGTGCAGCATAGCCATGAAGCCGCCCTTACCGTCCATACCGCCTGCACGCGCACCGTTGCCCGTGTAGCCGCCGCCTGCAAACATGCGTGGGGAGTTTGGCATTGTTGGGCCTTGCATTGGGCCAACCGTTGCGCCAAGGAACGCATTAGTGATAAATCCTGTTATCTGTTTCACGACAAAAACACGGTATAGCTCTCTGATAATATCAGCAGCCATCAATTTAAACGCATCTTTCGCTTTCATGCTGCCATCGACTGCACCCATAAATGCGTTTTCAAATGACATGCCAATATGGTCAGCAAGATCGCCAAGGCGCTTGATTTCAGGGGATAGCTCAGTCTTAACAACCTTTGCCGTTTCCTTAATTGCCTTCGGCCCTTTTTCGCTAAGTTGCTTTATTAGGTCATCTACAGATGTGTAACCCATCTGCTTCATATATTCGGCGGTCTGCTTCCTTGGATCGCCGCCTCTGCCGCCGTATTCCTTTTCAGGCTTCAAGCCTTCGATTAGCTTTTTAATCCTCAATCGCTTCTCTTCAAACTCAAGCACAAGAGCAGACTTTTTAACAACCTGAGACATAACAATATTCTCAGCGTTGATTTGTTCATTTAGCTTTTTTGCCGCCTCTGTTCTTGAGTTGGCAAACCTATTCTGATCTTGAAGAACCTTGTTTATCTCCGATTGCTTCATGGCATTTGCGGCGATCAAGTCTTTTATAGATTGATGCATCGGAACAAGCTGAGACATAACTGTCTCCTCGCCGTTCAATACATCCAAATATTTCTTACCAGCTTCCGTTCTTGAGTTTGCCTGATCCGTGATGTTTTTAAGTACATCAATGCGCAGCGTTTCCGTAACAAGCATCTGCTCTAAGCGCGCAAGCTCATCTTTTGCGTTTTGCAAATTTTGAGCCGCCAGCGCTTTACCTTGTTTGCCAGCCGCCGTACGCAAATTCTCCTGCGCTGCCAAAATAGATTTTTTCTGCTCCTCAATCTGATTTTGTATCGTTAGCTGTTCTAAGTTGGCCAACCCACTGACAAACAACTTTAGATCAGCGTTACTTTTCGCTGTAGCTTCCCCAAGAGACTTAACAGCCTCTTTCATTGACATAATGTTGCCCGCCGCACGCTCTGCGGCTTCGGATGCCTTCGTCTTAGCTATAACAACAGCAGATATGACACTAACCGCCGCACCCAACACAGCACCAAAGGGGCCAAAGATTTGTAAAAATTGCCCCGCTTGCTGACCAAATGCTTGTATTCGGCTTGTCCCGTTAGCTACTTGAACCGCAAAGTCACCGATCTGATAGCCCGCCTGTTGGACGCCGCCCAAAGCAAATTTACGCAAATTCTTCTGAGCGCCGACCAAAGAACCACCAAACTGGTTCATCTGAGTGCCAGTGCGCTTGGCTTGCTTTTCCAAGCCTTTCATCTGCTCTTCTGCGCGCTTGAGTGGGCGGGTTAGTTCGTCGCGCCCAGCGAGGACATATTCTAAGCGTTCTTTCATTTCTTTAACTTGTCCTCTGCAATATTAAAGTAAGCCACCCATTCATTATACTCACTTACAGATATTTTCTCAATCTCTGCTATCGTCTTGCCTAATTTCTCAGCCAAGACGACTAAGTTGAACCTAAATGGGTTTGCTCTCAGTTTCCCTCATGTTCCTCCACGGACGTTGAAGAGAACATAGGTACAGCAATCTTGTAGATTAACTCATGCGGCAAGCGACGAAGCATAGGCTTATGCTCCAAGGTAAATGCTTTCTCACCATTCTCATCTAATGCTTTCTGTATAATCACATCAAACATAGCTTCGATCTTAGTTGACGGGAAATCGTCGTGCTTGCGTTGTAAGTTAGCCATATCAAGGCCGCTGAAGGGTGTGTAAAAAAGGCGCAAAGGCTTACCCTCTGCACCTAATTCTGGCACGTCAACGTATTCGGTTTTCTCCGCTTCCAAATACGCTTTTAGTGCGTCTGCCGCTGTACTCATTTAATCCACCTATTAAGATACGTCACCGCGTGTCAACGCACCGTTACCTTGGAACGAAATGCTTGCCTCAACAAGCCCGTCAAAGGATGCAGTGATGTCAAACCCAGTAACAATGATACTACCTGTGTAGTAGTTGTCGCCTGAAGTGTCACCTTCAGGATAAACATTCAGTGTAGCTGTCGAGCCTACTGTTAGAGCAACCTGACCATCTGTGTCAGTCTCGTCCCAGAATACATCAACTGATCCGCTGAATGATGTTAGTGTTGCTAGATACGTGCGTGCGCTGTCGCCCATGCTTGTATCTTCAACAGTATCGCCCACCTCTGAGATTGAGTATGAGCGGATTTCTGCAATTGCATTAGAACCGACCTTTACGGTTCCTTCACTGCCAGTATGAGTTGCCATTGGAAGTCTCCTTATTTGGCGGTTTCTACGTCGTCTATAGGTGTAACATACTCAACAGAGTATGTCAGCTTTGCCACACCAAGTATTTGGTCAGCATCGCCATCAAACTGTATCTGAGTAGAGGTTAGAACTACAAACTTTGCAAGGCCATCAAGTGTAAAATTGCCAGCCATCGCTTCTTCGACCTGAACGGCTATAGCGTCCACATCATCATCAAACTTGCTTGTTTCCCTGACGTAAACGTCAATCTCCAAGGCAAGTTGCCTGATTACGTCTGTTACCCCAAGGTTCATACGCTGACTTGTTTCACTGCCAGTATAAACGCTGATTGCGGGTAAATTTGTGTCGTTAAGTGGGTGAACGCGCGTCGTATACACACGGCGCTTCACTAGCCCCACATTAGACTTCAGTATTGAGGCAACCTTGTCCCTGATCTGCTTTCTAACGTGCGCCATTATTGTTTTTCCAAATGTATGGTTGTTACGCCAGTGCCATCATGCACCCAAGCAACAACACGATATTCTACGCTACCAATAATAAGATAATCATCTTCGGCAATGTATGGAACGTCGCTTGTCTTGCACATGAAGCGCGGTTGCTCCTGATGCACCAGTGCAATACCGCCAGCATCAACGGGAACTGTCTCATTATCAAAGATGCCAATAATTGTGCTGTCACCTAGCCCCAGCTTGCGCTGATAAGTTACGCTTTGAGCAAATTCATCCACGTTGAAGAGATAACCTAAGTCATCCGTCAGAGATAGCGCCATCTTCTTCTACTTCCTGTTCCTCTTCGACCTTGCCGTCGTCTAATACCGCGTAGCCGCGATCTATTAGCTTTTGAGCAACACGATCAATTACTTCATGTACCCTGTCAGCTTTTGACGGGATGCCGTGAATGATTGCATCTTTGATTAGCTTAATCTTCATTTCTTCGCCCGTGTTGATTTAGGCTTTGCAGCGCGATCTGTCGAAGCAGCAGTAGGCTTTGGCTCTGGTGCCACGGCAACTCGCCCATAG